GCATCGCCCCGGAACTGTTCTCGATGGCTCCGGCCAGGTTGTCAAATTCCTCGCCGCAGCCAGCCAACAGGGCTTGCGCGGACTTCAAGTCCACCTTGTTGAATATCTCGCTGAGCACCTGGGTCTTTTCGCCCTCGCTCATGCCCTCTAGGGATGTCCCTAAGTCTTTGAAAACCTCATTGAGCGGACGCATATTCCCCGCCGCGTCGTAGACTTCCAGGCCCAGGCTCTCCATAGCGCCAGCCGCCTGATCGGTGGGTGCGGAAAGCGCGAGGATAACGTTTCTCAGGGCCGTACCGCCCTCTGCGCCCTTGATGCCACGGTTTGCCAGCACGCCCAGGGCGGCGTTCAGCTCAGTGGCGCCGCCCGCAAGGCTTTTGGCTGTGCCGCCTACGGTTAGAATGGCCTCGCCCAGCTGGCCCACGCTGGTGTTGGCTTTGCTGGCAGTCTTTGCCATCTGGTCGCCGAACTTAGTCAGGCTATCCTTGCTGGCTTCGATGCCAAGGGCCGACATGGCGTCGGTCGCCAGGTCGGAGGCTCGGGCCAGATCCAGTCCGCCGGCCGCCGCTAGGTTCAGCACGGCCGGAAGCGTATCTGCGGCGGTCTCCGCGTCATACCCGGCCAGGGCCAGGTAGTTCAGCGCCCCGGCCGCTTCTGTGGCGCTAAAGGCCGTTGTAGCGCCCGCGTCCTTAGCGGCCTGGGACAGCAGGTCAAACTCCGCACTGCCCGCCGCCAGCTGTTCGGTAGTCATGCCCATAGTCGCGGCTACCTGGGACATGGAACTCTCAAAGTCCATGCCAACCTTTGCAGAGGCCGCCGCGATACCTCCTGCCGCAGTTGTGACCGTTGTAATGGCTGTTTCCACCCCGGCCAAAGCAGCTTTTGCCGTCCCGCCCAGGACGGACAGGGCGTTCTTCGCCGCGCCGTCTATGCCAGCGAGCTCCTTTTTTAGTCCGCTGGAATCACCGTCGATGCCGATCACCACAGAGCCGTCGTTTGCCATTATGCCACCACCTTTTCGCAAGGTACGGCAAAGCCAGCTCCGCTGAGGATCGCCTTGCCGTTGCCGCTGCGGTGTGGCACGAATTGCCCACCGCTAGGTGCGTCATCGGCAACTATGGCTCTACTTGACGCTGATATCCGCCGCCCCTGAGGGCAGCTTGACCTCAAACAATTTCTTGCAGCCGCGCCCCTTACAACGGACAAAAATGCCGGCGCTCACCGCTTTTGGAGCGGCCAAGACCGGCATTTCATACCCGCAGTAGGGACACTTTATCTTCCTAAGTTCCTTTTCGTTTTTGTTCATTGGCTTCTCTGAACCTTTCAGCCGCGTATTGCCTCATGGCCGCGTCCCGCTCCAAAAGGGTCAGCCGGTGGTCAACCCTGCCGCGCTCGGGGAGAGCGTACTTTTCGCGCCGGGCCTCAAACTGCTTCTTTTGCTTGCGGCTCATGCCCTCGGTGCTGCCGACGCGATAATATACCCGTTGACGAAAAGGCGTGTCCTCCGGCAGGCCCAGCATAAGCTCCCGGAACGCCCACCAATGCAGGTCCTCCTCCAGCAAGTCTATCCCGTAGGCTTGCCGGAAGGAGGTATAGAGCGCGTCCGCATCCACCTCAAAATCATAGCTCCGGCGGGTGGGCCGCAGTTCCCTGCCCGGCTTATCCTCCGGCTCCGGCTCCTTGCCGCAGCGGTAGAACCATATGGCCCGCTGGATGGCTTCATCGTAGGGCTGGGGCCACACAGCGCCATAGTAAAGGGTTAGGATATTCTCTGGGGCCAGTTGGTCGCTGAGGGTCAAAAGTTCAAACTGTATGCTGGCCTGGAAACCGCTGTTGATCAGGCAGAAGCGCCCGCCGATCTCCACCTGCCGGGGCAGAGGGGAAGTTAACAGGCTCATGCTTCACGTATCACCGGCACGGCCGCTTTTTCCTTTGCCGCCGCTCTGGCTGCGGCCCTGCGCCCGGCCCGATTACCGGGAACAGCCGCAGGCTGAGGCCGCTTAAAGCGCTGCGACTCCTTTCCAACGGCCGCGCTGAACTCGACGGAAATATGCTGAAAAACGTCCAGGGCGTCCCAAAAATTGAAGTCCCGCTTGAGCTCCGCGATCTGGTCGGCCGCGCCCTCGCCCAGCACATCATCAATGGCGTCCATCACATAGTCGCACAGATTCTCCAAAGTCTGCTCGTCGTTCACCCTGGATTTCTCCGACAGATACTCCCCGGCCTTTTTCAGCCGCCTGGCTGTTTCATCATCCAAGGGCAGCCGGAAGCTTAGCTTGCCGCAGAAGTCAAGGTCAACACCGGGATGGTCGGAAAATTGGAATGTAGCCATACATTATCCCTCCTGTTTACTCACCTGCCGGGGTGGGCGGTTCCACAGCCGGGGTATAGGTGTATTCCTCCGGCGCGGAGGAGCTTTTCTTGATCTCAATATCCACTGCCGCGCTCTCGCCCGCATTGCCGCTGCCGTCAGAATTGACGATGATGGATGCCTGGCCCGTCTCCCCCTTGCCGTTCAAGAGGCAGAAGTATACATACCGCCGGATCACAGCGGAGCCGGTACCGTACATAATGGCATGGGACAGGGCGAAGTCCTGGAAAGTGTCGCCCACATAACGGTCGCCGGATACCTTGAACGCCCGCTGATTGCCAGTCTTCATGGTGCTCTGGCCCGCCCGGATATAGGTCTTGTCCTGGGTGATGGGGTTGAGGTTTGCGTCCAGGCCGGTGACGCCCATCTGCGCCACGGCAAAATCACCAATATCCGCTTTACCATCGGCGGAGCAGTCTACCGCCAGCACCATGTCGTCGTTGGTGACGAAGCCCTCAAAATCCGCGTTGGGAGTCAGGCCCGCCATAAGTTCTTTCAGAGTCACTTTGTGCGCTCTCCTTTCTGCGGCGTGACGCCGCGCCCAATTCGCATAGTCGGCAAAACAACGCCTACCGCGATAGATTGGTCAGGCCATACGCCGCGCATTTCGTGTGATGATTATCTTTCTTTCTGGAAGTAGGTCAATACAAGCTGTATCTGATACCGCGCTGTGCCATGTTCGTCCACGATGAACGGGTACGCGGTAGAACTTACCTCAATGGATAAGCCCTGCCGCTTCTCCCCCAGGGCGGGGAAATTCCGCCGCTTACTCTGGCTCTCCACCCAAGCCTGTAACTGCTCGTAGAAGGCGTGGGTATCAATGTTTTCCGCGATATTGTCGCTGTTGAACTCCCGGCTGGCAATCGTGAACATGAACTGCCGCCGGGTGCTGCCGTCCAGATATCTCCTGACGATATCCCGGCAGGGCACAGCGTCCACCGAATAGCTCCTTGCCCCCTCGGGCAGGAAGTCTACATTCAGCCGGCTGTCACGGAGGCCGGAGAAGGTTTTCAGCCATTCTCGGATACCGTCAATAATTGTCACTTTACTCTCCCTCCTACATACGCCGCCAAGTCCTGTTCCAGGTCTTTGGCGTGGTCTGCCAGCATACGCTTGTCCCAGTCAGGGCCGCGCATAGGGCCCCCGTGATAGCTCAAAGAGGCCCCGGTGTAGTGCTTGGGTGCGCGGCCACCCATGGCAAGACCGGTATACTGATAGTGGGCGTATGGGCCGGGATAGGTGAGCGCACTTCCATCCTCGGCCACATGGGTGGTGTTTTTAAGCGTCCCCTGTTGCATAGGCACATAGGGGTCGCAGTGCCTAGCCACCTGGGAGGCCAGAAACTTCCTGGCGCGGTTGTCCCCCTCCAGCCCCCTCTTTTTAAGAATATCGCCGGGTGAGAGGTCGGCCCGCTTAAATTCAAGAGATATGTTCATGCCCCGCTTACCATCACATGGCGCAGGCTCCCCCGGCGGTTGTCGGAGAGGGCTGTGATCTGGAAATAAGTCCACCCCTCCAGATCGCTGGGCCGGGACACCTCTGCCACTTGACCTTTCACGATATAGTCCAGCTTTTGAGGCATGGCTTTGGGCAGCGCTGCCTCGGGAATCCTCACTTTGACCACATTGACCGGCTTTGCCCCACCCGCCGAGACTGCCGTTTCCATCTTCTCGTACCAACTGGCCCCTTGAATAGGGCAGCAGGTATAAATATCTTTGTCCCCAGCCCGCTCGTGGTGGACCAGGGTCAATGTCTCCGTACAGCCCAGGAAGTTGCGCATAGTTATCACCTTCATCTCCGCAAAAGTTTTGCAGTTTCGCGCAGCGAAACTGCGGCACTTCGTGTCGCAAAGTAAAACTTGGTAAGTTGAAAACGCAAGTTTTCAATCTTATCGTCCCCTCCCCCGGTATAAAAGCCCCGTGGGGGCCAGATAAACCCGCAAGGCCGCGCTGAGCCGCCCTTGAGCCGTGGCCCCTTCACGATTGGCGAAGGTGCGGGTCAAGCCATCGTTGGTCTCAGAGGCCACCGGCCCGCCGCTTTCCTCCACCTGAGCTTGGTCGGCATAGGCGCAAACCGCCGCCATGACAGCGCTCTGAACGCCCTCCGGGAGGGCAGCCCAGCGCTTACTTAGCCGGTACTCGGTCAATGCGTCGGCAAAGAGGAAGCCTTGTTTGGACAGGCGCTGAAAGGTCTCCTGGTCCAGGGCGCCGCCGTAGTTCTCTTTGTACCAGAAGTAGTCTACCGCGCATATCATGCCGCCAGCTTAGCCGTGGCGATAAACAGGCCCTCCGGGTTGGGCAGAACCGGAATAAACAGGCAGGACGCTTTA